CCCGAGAACAGCCCGGCCGAGTACAGCGTGCCGCTGGTGTTGTCCTTCGTCGCGCTCGCGCCGCTGCCCAGCACCAGGCCGACGCCCTTGGCCGTGCCGGTACCGGTGATCGTGAACACCGGGGCGCTGGACGGGCTCTTGCTGCCGCTGCTCGCGCTGTTCCAGCTCACGGTCGGGCGGCTGCCCGAGTAGGTCGGCGCATTCGTGCCCCCACCCTCGGTCCAACTCGTGTGCGACGACATGGTGTCGGCCGCGAGCGGGACGCCGGTGTACGAAACAGCACCAATGAGGAACATGTACGGCCCGGTAACCGTGTACGCGCTGCCGGCCAGCACGGTGTCGAGCGCTAGATTCTTGCCGACAGTCGTGACGAGGTTCGGGGCGTCATCGGCCCACTTCACCTCGGTCATGTCGGCCATGTAGGCCTCGAAGTCCGCCAGCTCGGCCATGAACCGGTCGAACAGGGGCAGCATGAACGCGGGCGCCAGGCGCACCAGCCAGTCGCGCTTGGCGCGCATCGCCAGCAGGCGCGGCCATTCGCGCAGGTACTCGGCCTGGTGGACCGCTTTGTACCCGCGACACACGCCGTGATAGATGCCGGTCAAGTGCAGGCCGGCGGTGATGACCGCGGGGAACCCACGCGCGCCGCCCTCGGCCGATCCGGCCGTCAGTGCATCGGTCGATTTCATCACGCCACCTCGATCTGGGATTCCAGGAACCACTTGGATTGCGGCTGGCCGTCGGCGTCGGTGTAAGCCACGAGGTACTCGAGCTGGTCGGATTCGTCGTGGAACCGCTTCTGCACGACCTGGCCCGAGATGACGGGCACGATCTGGCGCACGGTGGCGCCGTTGGGGATTGCCATCAGGGGCCTCCAGAAATGCGAAAGGCCCGCCGAAGCGGGCCGGTCAGTGCGACGACGAGCGATCAGGCCGGCGGATTGGCCGTCGGGGTCATCATGGGATGGCCCAGGAGCGCCACCGCGGAGATCACCGCCGCGCTGGCGTTGTTGGCCGGAGTGATGGTCATGCGCGTGTAGCGCTTGGTCCCCTTGTAGCCCAGTTTCCGGCAGCCGTTGTCGCTGTCGAACTGGAAGCCGGCCAGCGCCTCGGTGCCGATCAGGTCGGCATCGGCGACCGCCGCCGCATCCGACAAGTTCGACACGTCGCCCTCTTCGAGCAGCACGGTGAAGGTCGCGTCCGCATCGGCCACCGAGCCGATCGCGATGACGTAGGTCAGCGAATCGTAGCCGGCACGGTCGATGATCTGCCCGACCTGGGCGGTGTTGTCGGCCACCGAAACGGGCGAGATCACCCGCTTCGGATACAGGTGGTTCATCTGGTCTTTCATGATTCGTTCCTTGTGCAAATGGGTTTCGAGTCAGGCCGGCCGAAACCGGCCTGGGCTCATCAGGTCGAGCACTTGAGCAGCTTCACCGCCTCGAAGTTCGTGATGCCGCCGCCGACGCGCCGGGTGGCGAAGAACTTGACGTAGGGCTTCGCCGTGTACGGATCGCGCAGGATCGTGGTGCCGCGGCGATCGACGATCAGGTAGGCGCGCCGGAAGTCGCCGAAAGCGACTGGGAAGGCATTCGAGCCCAGGTCGGGCATGTAGTCGTCGGTGACCACGCCGTGACCCAGGAGCTGGCCCACCACGCCGCCCATCAGATTCGAGGGTGCCCACAGGTAGATGCCCTGGCCGTCCTTGAACTTGCGGATCGCGCCCAGCGTGGCATCGTTCATGACCCAGTTCGCGCTGCCACGGTAGTTTCGTTTCAGGGAATGCTGGAGGTCGATCAGCGCGTCCGACGGGTTGGACGCGGCAAACGCGGTCGCGTGGCCGGTCACGGTGTAGCCCAGCGAGCCCCACGAGTACGAGGCGTTCGCGACCGTCGTGTAGGACAGCAGGCCCTTCGGACGGTTCACGCCGCTGCCGTCGATGAAGGCCTGCGACTCCTGGTCGGCGAAGGTGATGCCGATCTCGTCGGTCAGGTCGCCTTCGACATCGAACACAGCATCTTCGAGCGACTGCGAGGTAGCCCTCGGCTCGGCCCACACCATGCCGGGCACAAACTCGAGTTTCACCCAGCCCGGCGTACCGGTCTCGCTGGGCGCCGTGGTCTCACCGCCCCAGCCGCCGGCCGACGCGCCGCTGGTCTTGACCAGCTTCTCGTAGGCGGTCGCGCCGATCGTAACCACGCGGGCGAGCTGGCGGAACGCCGACATCTTCGTCACCACGCGATCGATCGCGCCGTCCATCTCGGACGTGGTCAGATAGCCGCCCTCGGGGTCGGTGCCGACGTTCACGGCCTTGCGTTCGGCATCGCTGATCTGCTCGCCCTTGCGCATCCAGTTCTTGAAGGCCGACTTGTAGGCCGCGTAGGCATCGGCATCAAGGGGCGCCGACTTCGGGCGCTGGCGCAGGGTGTCGAAGGCGGCCAGGCCGTCGTTGAACGACTTCAGCTCGGCCGCGGCCTCCTTCGGGTCGGTGCCGCCGAAGGTCGCGATGCGGTTGGCCTTGGCGTGCGCCTCCTTGGCCTCGGCGGCGATCTCGTCCATCCGCCCGTTCAGCTTGGCGAGTTTGGCTTCCTCGTCGCCCGTGGCCATGCCCTTTTCGAGCTTGTCCAGGCGCTGGTCGTTGACGGTCTTGAACTCTTCCCAGGCGCGCCCTTGCGCGTCGATCAGGGTCTTGATTTCGGACATGTCCGACATTTCGTTTTCCTTCGCAGTTGGATTGGCTACCGAGTGGGCAGCGCGGATTCACGACGGCGCAGTGCCGCCAGGACTTCGGCCACCGGATTGCCCGGTCCGCCATCGAGCTGTTCCGGATTGCCCGGCCTCAGCCCTTTGATTCGTGCGATGAACGCCACCGCTTGCGTCTTGCTCATGCCGGCCTCGCGCAAGTAGTCCTCGGCGTCGCGCAGGCTCGACAATTCCTCGATGCTCTTGACAGCCGACACCCGCGCCTTACCGTTGGCCGGGAAGGTGACCGGGCTGATCTCCACCAGGTCGATGCGCTTCAGGGTGCGGCGCGGCTCGTCGGGCTTGCTGCGCGGCACCGACTCCTTGGCGATGTAGCCGATCGACAGGCCGTCGATCGCCGGCCGCGGCTCCATCTTCATCAGCGCGTGAATCTCACGGCCGCGGGGGGTATCCGCCAGCTTTCCAGCCACCCGCAGGCCGTGGCCGTCCTCGGAAAGGTCGGTCCACACGCCGATTGGCGTCATGTCCTCGGTCGTCATGCCGTAGCCGCCATGCTGCAAGAGCATCGCAGGCCACTGATTCGCGCCGCTCTTTACCCCGGCGAGGTACTGCGCGAAAGCGCCAGGGGCGATCACGTCGCCGTAGCTGTCCACGTTGCCGAACACCGCGCCGTAGCCCTCGAAGGACATGACATCGGCGCCTGCAGCGAATTTCAGCTCGCCCAGCCGGCATTGCATGCGTTCCATGAAAGTCCCTTCAGACCAGTTCGAGTTCAAGCAGTTCCAGGTACTGCCTGCGCGCCGACTTCCTCGGCCGTGCACCCGTCAATTCCCCGCGCGCCGTCAATCGCAGCACCGCCGAGCCGGCGATCCACCCCGGGATCGGATCAGCGACCGGCCGCGTGGGCCGAGCGACGACGTGCAAGCCCGCAGCGGGGCGCTGCACACCGTTGTTCTGCCCCTCGACCGCCGCGCCATTGCCCAGCGTCCCGCTCGCCGACAGCGAGAGGGAGGCGACGCCCGAGATCGCGCCTGGCGGGTCGCCGCCGGTTCCGTCCCAGTCGCCCGACCACTGGCCCGACCACTGGCCACTGACCGACATATCAGGCCCCGTTCAGCGCGTCGATCGTCCTCGTGCCTGCCGCATAGGTGCCGTCGATGCGCACCGTCGAGCCATCCAAGCCGACGAATTGCGGATCACCGGACTCCAAACCCGTCGCGGCGCCGGCCGCGTGCGCGGCCAACAGTCGCAGGATCTGGTCGGCCGTGAATCCCGCCTCTACGATCCGATTGCCGACTGCGGTAGCCAGCGCTGCTGGCGACAACTCATTGCTCGCCTCTGTCGTGCCGCTCATATGCCCGATGGCCGTCACCGTGGCGGCGCCCGTCAGGCTCATGGCCGCTGTGCCAACAGCATCAATCAACGCGCCCAGCGTGGCCGTGTCCAGGCTCAGCGTCATCGATGCAGAGCCGGTGCCGAACAACGCTCCAGCCACCGCGCCGGTGGCCGACAGCGTCATCGTGGCCGCGCCACTGGCCGACACGATCAACTGCAGATCGGCATCCGCCAGTGCCAGCGTCATGCCGACCGAGCCTTCGATGTTCCGACCGGCCGCGATCGTCAGCGGCGCAACGTCCAGGCTCATCTGGGCGGTGTTGCGCGCCGAGATCTCGCCGCTTGTCTGCGGGATCGTCCAGGCAACTGGCGAATACCCGCCAGTCGGCCGGGCGTACAGCTCCAATGCGGTCGAAGAATTGGAGCGCAGCGCCACATTGCGGTTAGATCCGCTCTTGCCCCAGTTCGATCGGACGGCCACCTCGACCGCCGTGCCGGAGCCGCCGAGAAACCGGCCGGGCCCCTTGCACAGCACCGAGTAGTTGCCGATCAGCGCCACATCAGCCCCAGGCGGTATCGATGTGGCCGTAGAAGGCCGAGTTGATCGGCGTGGCTGCACCGGCGTACATCAGCCAGTTCAGCACCGCGCCGTCGTAGATCACCGGCATCGAGGGCACCTGGTTCACCAGGTCGCGTTCGGCGGCCACGCCAACGGTTGTCGCCGGCAGCGTGAGAATCGGCTTGCACAGCACGATGTTCATGCACCCAGATACCATTGTGGCCGAGAAGTTGATGCTTTGGATCGACAGGATGCCCTGGTCGCCAGCCGCCATCGGCAGGAACGGTCCGTACTTGCCCACGCCGGTGCCAGAGTACGGGATCGCTCCGACGGGTGAGGTGGTCGTGATCACCGGGAGCGACGGATTGGCCGGCGTGAGTCGACCCGCCGTGCTACCGGTGTTGGTATACGACAGTTGCACCGTCGGCGTACCAGCGCCCATGACGACGGACGGGACGAGGTAGGCCCGCACGCCCTTCCCGTCGGCGTAGCGCGGCAGCGTCTGCGTGCCAAGGATCGTCTGCGCGCCGGTGGTGGTCACCGATGACACAGGGATCACCGCCAGGATGTCCACCAGCATGAACACCGCCGGCATCGTGGTC